ATGGGCAAACAGTTTTTTGCTTGGCATAAGAAAAATGAAGCAAGAATACAGGAGCTTGAAAAACGACACGATCAATACATGACAGAAGATCGTGCAAGACTTATTGATACCATAAACAGCAACAACAATGTCATTGAAAATAATACTGCAATGATGAAAAAACTTCTTAACCTTGTCGAAAAATTAGATAGATGAAACAGACAATATTATACATCGATGCCGGTCATGGTGGACTGGATCCAATTACAAGAAAATATCTAACTCCTGAAACTATTGGAAAAAAAACACTACATACAAATGGTAAAGCATACCATGATGCTGGGTGGTTTTATGAAGGACATTTCAATAGACAATTTGCGAATGAGTTTATGGAAAAAGCTATAGCAGCAAAATTCCATTGCATTCCAGTCTACCATCCTTGGGCCGATAACTCACTAAAAGATAGAACAGACTCTGCAAATCAGATTGCAGCAAAATATGGCACTAGGTCATTATTCCTTTCTTTCCATGCTAATGCAGCAGGAATGACTACAGGCCCACAAACAGGTGCCGAAGGTGTTGGTTCTTTTGTGTACAAACTTAATTCAGAAACTGCTGGACTTGCTTTATCTATATGTCAAGGTCTAGAAAAGATATTTGATAGGTATGGCAGCAAGAGAAGGTCTTCATTAGTATTAGATACTCCATTGCATATCACAACTGCTACTGCGATGCCGGCAATACTTTTTGAGCTTGGATTTTTTGATAATCCAAACAATGCTGACCTTCTTATCAATCCAACATTTAGAACTTTGTTGATCACATCAATGATTGAAACTCTTAAAACTAAAGTTATCTAAAAAATAAAAATATGTTCAGTTTCTTAAAAGAAAGCACCGATGTGTCAAGCATGCGAGTTACATTGTTTATAGGCACTTTATGTGTATGCTTACTGTGTATTGGCATTTTTATTTATCTTATCATTCACGCAACAAAATGCACAACATTGGACTGGTCTGGAATGTCAATATTTCTTACTTCCCTGGCAGCATTTACCGGAACGCTATTGTACGGAAAGGTACAGCAGAAAAAAGTAGAAAACAATGATGATAAATAAGACTCTCAAGATATATGCATCAGGGAATATGGTAATTTTTACCGACCCTGACTACGGATTGATGCAAGCAGTACCAAAAGGTGCTATCCGTATTTATCCTTTTCAATCTCCTAATGTCGGGTTTCAGTTTATAGACATCCGTACTATGAATATTATCGCTCAAATTAGAGATTGGGGCGAAGTTCAAGACTCAGCAGGTTCTGCTTGGGGAAGTGATTATAATGATACACTTGAAAAACTATGCTTATTTTTCGATGTAACTATCGGAGCTGATACTTTAGCAGTTATTTTAGCTTCCGGTAACAATGCTGGAGCCAATGACATCGATATGAATGGTAATGACATTCTAAATGTCGGAAACATTACAGGACTTACCTATAAACAAGTAATTCAACTCGCAGTTAGCGATGAGACTACAGCACTAACTACAGGCACAAGTAAGATAATATTCAGAATGCCTTTTGCTTTTACGCTCACAGCAGTTCGTGCAAGCTTAGGTGTAGCACAGACAAGTGGTAGTATTTTTACTGTAGATGTCAACCAAAGTGGTTCATCTATCCTGGGAACAAAACTTACTATTGATAACACCGAAAAGACATCAGTAACAGCAGCTACTCCTGCTACCATAGTCACTTCAAGTCTTACAGATGATGCAGAGATAACTATCGATATAGACCAGGTCGGTGATGGCACCGCCAAGGGATTAAAAGTCACTCTGATAGGTACAATATAAAAAAAGAGCATCTTAATCGGATGCTCTAATTTTTTAGAATGGTAACTCACCATCACCTTCGGGAACTTCTGCGTTCAATACTGCGAGTTCTTGTGTAGTTAGGTTGAACTTTTCTTTTATCTGCGCAATGGTTAGCTCACCTTTTCTTACTTTTACTTTCATAGCCACTATTTGCGCTCCTGTAGGACTTGGTAAGTTGTTTTGGACTTCATCCTGCTCAACTATCTTTTCTCCCTTAGAATTAATTTTACGCACATAGGAAGCAATGATATCGGTGTAATACTTTCCTTCGTGTTCTCTGTAGGTGATTTTACCTTCAAGATAGCACAAATCTCCTTTATCGGCTTTAAACTCTTTAAAGATAGTGCAGCGATGCCATTCTGTTTTGTCTTGCCATTCGCCATTCTTATCCTTGTAGCTTTCGGATGTTGCCAGGGATAAGCTTGTTAGCTTCTCTCCGCTCTTTGTATCCTTTACATCAATGTTGCCGATTCTTCCAATCAGCGAAACTTTGTTTACCATTTTAATCGTTTTTAGGTTCGTAATACTTATACTTATTTTTTCGCTTTGGTTTCGGGGAATATGGCCCGAGACTTTCAGTCATCAGCAACAGGCCAAGACCTGTGCTGAGACAAAAGATTGATATCATTAAAACCATATTGAGTCCTCCTCGATATCAGAGTCATAAGCCTCCATTAAAGTTTCAGAAAATAAGGTTTGAAGTTCAGATTTAGTACGTTCAAACAAGATAGCAGCTTCTTCGATTGTCACAGACTTATCATAGTCAGTAATAAAGATGTCATCAAGTTCAAAATATGCATCATAATCGGGTTCCATTTGGCATCCGTAGCTATCTCTTGAACCTCTTTCCTCTTCTACAAATGTGCCGAATAATTTTACATAAACTTCGTTAGTTGGGAAGTTGTCGCATTCCATAAAAATGCCTGTGCTGAATTTGTTGTTTGTCATAACTTGGTAGTTTTAATTATTAATGATGCACAAAGATAATATAATTTTATTACATTGTACATATTTACAGAACATTTTTTAAATTTATTTGAACGCATCTGCCAATTAACCCTGCTGCAAATCTCGTTGTTCCCTTTTTCTCTGCTCCTTTATGCCTCAAAAGTACAGTTGAATAGCTAATTGCCCAAGGAGTACGACTCAAAATCATTTTTACCCAGGTAGATGTATTCAGAATAAGCAAATATTTTTCTTTGTTATCTTGAACTACTTTCAATCCTAATCGCATCAGCCTCTCATTGGCTGCATTTTGTTTAATTTTGGCTTGTGGGTCATATTCTGAAGCATATTCGACCAACTCTCCAACAGTTACAGTTCCAATAAAATCTCCTTCAATCCTTGTTTCATTCTGTAAAATCGTTTGTAGGCATCTTTCCTCATCAGTCAAATCAGATATTTGGTTCAATAGTCCTTTCATTTTCAAAAGTTCAATAGATTCCTCGCAAGCCTGCTCAAATGTAACCACATCATCATTCCAGGTGTGCCACCATCCACCAAGTAATGCGCCAAACTGGTCACCAGTTGCCCGATCTCCAACAGCCTCGGTAATAACTTCCGTAAATATTGCAATCGATTGCAAAATGTTTGGTACAAGATTAACCATCCTGGCTATAAATCGAACGCCAAAATCTTTGTTTATGACTTCTTTCTTTTTCTTGTTCAGAATATTAAACTTCTCAGCATCTTGATGCTTTGCAAGTTCGAAGACTGTGAATCTTCGCTTGTCGCTGTCATTGACTAACTGCGGATTGATACTCACAAACAAAAAACAACTGCGGATAAAATAGTCCGTTGCTTTTCCATCCTTGCCACCTTTCGGAATAGCAGGAGATTTCTCTGAGCTTCCTGCTCTTGCCAATGCAATAACTTCCTGCATTCTCCTTGCTGCATTCTCATCGTTGCCCTCCGACTCATCAATCGTTACAGGCATAGCATCAGAATTAAGTTTTTGCCTTATCGCTGCCTCTGTCGCTGCTGTTCCTTGAGCATTGATTGAAAACTCTCCTAAGACCTGGTGAATAATCTGTTCAAGTACATAGGTTTTTCCATTGCCACGAGGGCCTGTAATCCAACAATGAGGCCGCCAAGATAGTGCGCCACAAATCGGTGCTATCGCTAACCATCCTGCTAACATCTTACCATCCGCTTCGGTCTGCCAATTGAGTGAGCTTAATATTTTTGTAAGCAGGGAACATTCGATTCTGTCCATCGATGATTCTATCGGAATACGGATGTTCTTTCTCATCTCATACGTGAACTCCGTTTCAATACTACCAAGATTGTATCGAATCTTCTCAGATAGCAATTGCATCCCGGAATGGAAGATAATTCTATCGGATTCCTTCCATGCTCCTCTGCCTCTGATATTCTGCAAATCAAAATATCCTACTTTGTTACAGCATTGAACTAAGAAGTTCGAGATGTTCTCCGACTTTACAAAAACTTCGTGATCCCAAAACTCCAATGGTGCCAAAGCAGTAACGTGCTGCTTGGTGAATTTTGCAGTTGAGAATGCCAATATCGCATTGCTTGTCTTTGAATAGAAATAAAACCTTTGCGCTCTCGATTCTGTATCCCATCCAAGTGGTTTGAAATATCCACCAATAAAGCCTCGTGCATCAGTAGTTACAGAGTTCTCCGGTGCTGGCTCCGCTTTTGGCTTTCGGGTTCTTTTTACTGGTAGTGGTGTTACATCTTCGGGATTGTTATCCCATTTGATTGGTAGTTTTGTCATTGTAGTGATTTTTGACTATATTTTGCTTCCTGATATTCCATAAAGTCATTGGCTCTCCTTAGACTTTCCGCTCTTGCTGCCTCCTTTCCGTGAATGCCATGTATCTTTCGGATTGTCATCTCCTCTCTATTTTCAAGTTTAAGGGTGTGCAATGTAGGACTTTGTGATGGAACTTCCAAAAATATCGTTTCTTTATTTTGTGACTCCTCAATCAGTTCGTTCAAAATTGCTAACTGTCTTTCTTTTTTTTCTCGGTATGCTTTCTTGGTTGCATCATCCTTCAGAAAACCATCCATATACTTAGCTTCGGAGATTAACTCCTGAATAACTTTCTCTGCTTTTTCGATTAGTTCATTCATACTCTTGTTATTTTGCCTATGCCACCTGCTTTGTTGACATTGTTAATGAAATTTTGCTGCTCCTTGCTTACCTTTCCGGTATCGGTCTTGACTTCTACAGCTGTGAATACTGCGACCTTGGTGCCGACCATCTGCGGAGTAATCTCCACCTCTGTCCATCCAATTAGATCAGAGCTACCTTTAATCAATCCGAACTCAATAATCCGAGGTTGAGTTATTACGAGCTGCGAATTTATGTATTTTTTTATTCCTTGGTATGCTACTCCAGTATTGTTTCGAAACAAAACTCCATTTTTAGAATGCTCCGCTCTGATTTTGTTGTAATAGCCTTGCTCTTTCATTGCTGTTTGAATTTTTTAAGATAACCTAAAGTTGATTTCTTCTCATAACCATTCGGGCCACCATTCCACATCCTTGCAAGTTCCTCGTAGCTTGGATATTTGCCATTCTTTTGAGCATAGGTGTAACAATGAACTCCCATAGTTGCCCAAAAAACGTGCTCGGCTTTTATTGAATCTTCCATGTCTTTGTGATGATAGTTCAATAGGTCTTTTAATCCTGATCCTTTCACGCAAATATCATGAATCTGATATCTGCCCATGGCTCTTCCCCCATCTCCGATTAAGCTATCAGTATTTTTGGACTCGATTTGTCCAATTGCTTTAATGAAATCAGAATCAGTATCGCAAGTATCACGAGTAACGTAAACAGTTTTTACAATTACTTCGGGTTTCTGTTTTGGCTTAAATTCTGAATAGATTATTGCAGCTATTAACAGACTTATTAAAATTATATCCCTCATCTTATTAGCTTTTTTTCGACTGGTATGAAGCCTGTGCCGGTGCCTTCATTACCCATCATTTTAAGAAAATCGATTTCTACTTTTGCAGAGTTGATTATTGTATCTGCGAGTTTTGATATTGCCTTGGCTTTTGCTGTCTCTTTATCGACATCGGCATCATCATCCATTAACTTTTCAATCTGTTCAAAAAGCAAGTTCCTAAGGTCTTCAATTTTATTTCGTGCCATTTTTTCTGATAGTTTTTTTCAATTTTGTTAATGCTCTGATTGTCTTCTTTAGTTCTTCGGGAAATCTATGAACTGTGTTAAGCTTCATATTCTCTCCTTTGCTAATGAGCATCAGATTGTTAATGTCGTACTTGTTCAATAATGGATTTATTACTCTTAATATGCTTCCTTTTGGTATCTTTCCGTAGACTTCTTCCCAAATAAGAATCTCTTTTCTAATCCATTTTTTATCTGCCACCTTAACAAGTAAGAACATATCTTTGCCATCTATCCTGGTGGATCCAATTTCTTTTGTATTGTGAGGCTTGCATCCTTTCTTGAAGCTTGTCGCATTGGCTCCCATATAACCTTTTGTTCCTTTGTTCCAAGTTTTATGACCAGGTTGGAATCTTGATTGATTACCAACTTCTCTAAGCCTTTTTGCTTCAATCTGAAGAAGCATCTTTATGTATTCTTCTGACCTTTTTAAGCCTAAGAGATATGCTTGTGTATAAATACTTTTATCGGATCGGCCCAAGATTCTGCAAATCTCCTTTATATCTGTGTCAGAGTAGAGGGCACTAAGTACCCTCCGCTCATCATCTGTCCACATTTTTTTCATAGATTAAGTGTACTTCTATGTTGAAATATAATGTCTCTGACTTCACGATAATAGTCGTAAACAGCTTTCGTGTCATTTGATAATACATCTGGACTTATTAGGACAGAGATTATATCACTAACGGCATGAGATGCATGGTGGTATGCAATCATCTTTTGGTATTCAGTTGCTTTTTCGAAATCTACTACTGAATATTTTTCAATAAATTGTTTTGCCTTTTCTTCAGGAGAAACTAGGTGCAATGAGCTTTGTAATGTTGACATAACTTGGTAGTTTTGATGTTAATAATTGATTACAGATGTAAAAGTATAATAATATTTTATTATATCAATACTTTTTGTAACTTTTTTTAAAATTATTTTTGTTTTGGACTTTTTTCCAACTGTAGAATGAGTTCCAGGCCTTGTCAATTGCTGCCTGAACATCTGTTTCGCAAAGTGTTGTAGCGTTGATTTTATATTTGTTATTAATTGTTTTTACAAAATCCATAATTTCTTTTATTAACAATTTTTCTTTCATAAGTGGTTCTAATTTTTTATTAGCATCTTTAACTTCTTTCAATACCCTACTTTCAAAAATACGCTTTACCCAGTAGTCTTGATGTCCTTTTCTTTCCTTGTACTGCCATAGTTCTTCAAATGTTATACATTCCCATTGTTCTTTTGGCTTGACTCCTTGCTGCATATTCAAGAAATCATCCAAAGACCTATTATCTTTGACAGCAACTGCATTCTCAATCTTTTTCTGTTCCCTCTGTTTTGATTCAGGTATCAATCCGCATTCAGGACAGCACTCCTCAGTCTTTTCAAAAACAGCATAACAGCCTTGGCAAACATTGTAGTTCTCTTCTACTTCGTTCTTCTTTTTATTTTTCTTCTTGATGCCATTTAAATCCCATACACGAGGTGTGAGCGGATGCATATGCTTTACCATATTGTTCACGTGATCTAAAATGATGCACTTATCTTTCCCGGCACATGGTCTCAATCCCCTGCCGACTATCTGAAGATACAGACTGAGCGATGCCGTTGGTCTGAGCATACCTACTACAGCGACAGCAGGGATATCTGTTCCCTCGCTGATCAGGTTACAAAATGTAACCACCTGGATAGTTCTATCCGCAAGACCTTTGAATATTCTATCAACTTCTTCATCTTTTTGCTCTCCGTGAACTGCCTCAGATGTATATCCTGCATTCCTAAAAGTTTTTGCCATCTCCTGTGCGTGGTGAATCGTGGAGCAGGAATAGATTGCAGGCTCACCATCAGCAAGTCTTTTGTATTCCTTGACTATATCTCCGCAAATCGCAGCATCGGTCATTACATCAGATATTTCGCCCAAGTCATATTCTCCAAAATTGTTTTGCTTTAAGTTATCCAAAGCTTCAATCTTTTTGAACATATAATATGCCGGCATAACAAGATTTCCCATCTGAATCAGTTCTGCAATTGGAGGCCCAAGTACCATTTGCTGAAACATATCTCCGAGACCTTTGCCATCCAATCGCCAAGGAGTGGCAGTAACACCAAGCATAAAAGTTTCTGAGTAGTATTCCATTATGGCTTTCCAGGTTCCTGCACTTGCATGATGCGCCTCATCAATAATAATAAGGTCAGGTGTCGGAACTTCATCCAATCTGTTCTTTAATGTCTGTACGCTGCAAACCTGTGCAGCGTGTTGGTAGTTTTTTTTGTGTCCTCCTGCAATAATTCCGTGTTGCAAGTTATACTTATTGCATCGCTCAGAGATTTGCCTTACAAGGTTCTTTTTATGCACCAGGAAGAATACTTTCTTATTTCGACTCATCGCCTGCTCTGCGATATGAATGAAAGTTTCAGTCTTGCCTCCACCAGTAGCAAGAACAAACAAGACTCTTTTGCTTCCTTGCTTAAAATGGCCTCTAATAGAATCTACTGCATCGGACTGGTATGGTCTAAGGTTTACACTCATCTTCTATTTTTTTTAATTCATGTTCGATTTTTTCAATAAATTCTAATGTTTGTGGTTCTTTTCTGCTCCACTTATCCAAGGTCTGTTTGTGGATTCCTGTTCTACGGCATAGCTCTGCAATGCTAATCCCGATCTTGTCGGCACGTTGTTTAATTCTTTCGTAAGTCTTCATTTTTTTTACGTTTTTTTAAAAAAATATTATACAATGATGCAAAAGTAATAATATTTTATTATCTTTGTGTAACAATTCGTTAAAATTTTAAAAATAACTACCAATGACAAATCAAGAGTATCACTCAAAAACAGATTTCTTAAGCAAAAGCTTGCTGGATCAGATTCGCAAATCTCCTGCTCATTTAAAAGCATATATCGAAGGAGAAAAGAAAACAGTTAGTTCAGCGATGAACTTCGGAAGCGTTGTACATTCTGTACTATTCGAACAGGATAACTTCGCAATTATGCCGAGCTGTGACCGCAGAACCAAGGAAGGTAAACTTATTTATGAGGCTTTCCTTGAAAATTCTCAAGGTGTTGAACTAATTGTTACAGAAGACCAACACGAACAAGCTTTAAAAATCGCTCAAGCAGTTCTACAGCATCCAAAAGCAGCAGCACTCCTTAAAGATGGACAAGCAGAAGTGCCGGTATTCGGAGAAATAGAAGGTGTTAAATTCAAATGCAAACCCGATTTTCGTAATACCAAGTTCAATGTATTGCTTGACCTTAAAACAACTACAGACAGCTCACCATCAGAGTTCGCAAAATCTGTTTGGAACTATAGATATCACGTTCAAGCCGCCTTATATATGGACTTGACAAAAGCAGAAAGGTTCTTCTTTATTGCAGTAGAAAAAGAATCTCCGTTCAATGTTGAGGTGTATGAGTTGGACCAGGATGCAATACAGAAAGGTAGAGAAGATTACCTGTCAGATATCGCAACTTACAAAAAATGTGTCGAAACAAACAACTGGCACGGATACACAGAAGATAAGTCAATAAATATTCTTTCACTCCCTAAATGGGTTAAATAACTACCACTATGTCAAACATCACAAAACTACCAACATTCCAAGAATTGATTACCGATTCTGAAGACAGCCTAAAGCAAAATGCCTTAACTGTATTGCTAAATCAAGACCCTCCGAAGGCTTGGTTAAGCGAACATCCAATGATAAAAGGCTATCGTTACATCTCAATTGAGAAAATTGAGTACCTTTTAACACGAATTTTTACCAAATGGTGGGTTGAAGTAAAAAACGTGCAAGTAGTCGCAAACAGCGTTGTAGTCACGGTTAGACTCTTTGTAACGAATCCAATCACAAATGAAATAATGTTTCAAGATGGCATCGGTGCAACAGCAATTCAAACAGACAAAGGAGCAGGGGCAACAGACTGGAATGCAGTAAAGACCGATGGTGTACAGAAAGCAGCACCCGCAGCTGAGACCTATGCAATAAAAGACGCAGCAGAGAAATTTGGCAAGATTTTCGGCAGAGATGTGAGCAGAAAAACAACAATGGATTACAATCCGTTACTTAAAAAAAGCGATTTTAACGACTTTGTTTAGTGTGTTAATAGTTTGTTTTAGAGTGCCTTATATCGGGGCACTCTTTTTTTTTGCCATGTAACATCCTTTTTTTTTGTAACGTTTACTGTTTCTTTTAACTTATTGATTCTCAATACGTGTAACAATGTAACGATTGTAACGGGAAAATATATATATATAAGAGAATTTATTATTATGCTATATGTATAGGTATATTATTGTTACATATGTTACATTGTTATAATTATATTATTATTAAGTAGTTAGGTGTAACAAAATTGCGTTACAGTAGTGTTACGGTTGTTACATTTGATTTAAGTAAAAAAAAGACATATTTTTGCACTTGTTAAGTCATAGGGGTTTTTAGGGGGAAGGTTATTGGTAGTTCCCTTCCTCCTTTTAAAAATCTTCGTTTTAAGACACTTTTTTTTATTTTTGATATAAGAGTACCACTTTAGAAAGATAATTGCTTAGAAGTGGTAAAGAATGTTAAATAAACATATTTTAACTTATGCCTTTTGAACCTGGAAACAATTTAGGCAAGGGAAGACCAAAGGGAGCTATAAATAAAACCACTTCCGAAACCAAAGCCTTCCTTTCCCGAATATCAAACAAGCTCGGTCAACGTATTGAGGAAGACCTCGATATGATGGAACCCAAAGACCGGGTAAAGATTTGGCTTGAACTACAGGAATACTTAATACCAAAGCTATCACGTACAGAGATAACTGGCGAAGATGGTGGAATGATAGAGATACAACAAACCCTTAAACTCGAAAACCTTGGCATTGATCAACTCAGAGAGCTTGAACGAATTGCTGAACTTGCAGCGTATTCGCCAACTGATAGCAGCGAAGGATTTTAAACGATTCGTTTCTCACACCAAGCCTGACTACCATTTCAACTGGCATCACTTACTTTTGATTGACTATCTGCAAAAGTTTGCGGAAGGTAAGATTCGGAAGCTTATGGTGTTCATGCCTCCGCAGCACGGGAAGTCTGAGTTAACATCCAGGAGATTGCCTGCTTATCTGCTTGGCATCAATCCAAAACTGAAGATTGTCGGATGTTCCTATTCTGCCGATCTAAGTCGAAGTTTCAATCGAGATGTACAGCGCATAATGGATGATGAAGTTTACATCGATGTGTTTCCTAATTCCAGGTTAAACTCTTCGAACATCAGGACAAGTGCTAAAGGCAGTTACCTTAGAAATGCAGATATCTTTGAGATAGTAGAGAATGTTGGTTTTTATAAGTCGGTTGGTGTTGGTGGTAGCTTGACCGGTACAGCAGTTGACATTGGTATCATCGATGACCCGGTAAAGGATGTTGTTGAGGCTAACAGCTTAACGTATCGGGCCCGAGTTTGGGATTGGTACAATGGCGTTTTTTCTACTCGCTTGCACAATAACTCACAAGTTCTTATCACACAGACAAGGTGGCACGAGGATGACCTTAGTGGTAGAATTCTGAAGCAAAAAGATGCACACGAGTGGACAGTCTTAACGCTTCCAGGTATCCTGATGTCAGCAGATAAACACGATAATGACCCAAGGCAGATTGGCGAAGCACTATGGGAGAACAGACATAGCTTATCGAAGTTATCTAAGTTTCAAGATAACTCACCAAGGCTATTTCAGGCGATGTATCAGCAAGACCCAAGACCATTCGAAGGTGGTTTGGTTTATCCAAGATGGAATGCAATCGAAGAGGCAGAATACAAGCAAATCGGAATTGAGCCTATCTATGGTCTTGACTTTGGTTACAGTACCAGTCCTGCTGCTTTCGTAGAGATAAAACTCGATATGGCAAGCAGAAAAATTTACCTTAAGCAGCTAATCTACAAACGAGGAATGGGTATCGATGAACTGGGCGAAGAGATAAACAGAACGATTCAAACAAACAGAGGCAAGATAATTGCGGATTCTGCCGACCCTATTCTAATAGACCATCTGAGAGGTAAGCATAGGTTAAACGTACACAAAGCAGAGAAGGGAAAGGATTCGATAAGCTATGGCATCTCAGCTATTAACGAGTTCGAACTGGTGGTTACAAGTTCAAGCAAGGATATTGCCATTGAACTTTCGAACTACCGGTACAAAGAAGATGCCGATGGGAATCCACTTGATGAGCCGATTAAGGAGTTCGACCACTCGCTCGATGCTATGCGCTATGCTGTTACATCTGTAATCTCAAAGAAAAATAATAAATTTGTACTAATATGATAAATGCGAAAGATTTTAAAACTCATCTCGACTTGATGATAAGCGAGGTGGAAGAAAAGACAGAGCGATGGAGTTTACAGACAAGGCAGTTGCTCAATAACTTGATAGCTGCTCGCAGGATATGTGAGCGCATTGTTACAGACCAGTCTATCCTGGATAAGCAAGGGAAGGAATATTTTGAGTCCAAGATGCCGAGTGAAAAGAAACCTGTTAAAATTCAAAAGCTAAAGAAATGATTGATATAAAAATAGAAGGTGCCAAGTTCTCCTTACCAAAATTGACAGAGATTAAGCTATCTAAGTTTATCGATTATCTTGATTTGCTTGATGAGAAAGAACCAACAGAGGAAGACTCACATACCAAATGGCTTCAATTTTACACCGAGCATATTTCTTTTTGGACTGGTGCCGATATCAAGTTGATTCGCAGATGTAAGGCTGAGGATGTCGTAGGAATTTACTCTTTGCATTGTAATTTTTTGGTACCAACTGAAAATAAGACATATAATTGCTTTAAATGTTTGGATGAAATATATTATCTTCCGCAAAAATTTATGGAAAAAAGTACCATAGAGGATTTTGCAGAGGCTGATGAGTACGAAAAGCAAATGTCTGAGATTATTCGTGGTAACTACAGAGCGCTTCCAAAAGTAGCAGCAGTTATCTGCCGAAAGGAAGGTGAGAAGTTTGATGATTACGATGTAGAGCAGCGTGCTGATATGCTTGAGAGTGAGTTGAGTGCCGATGATTTTTTTCAGATAGGTTTTTTTTTGCAGAGACAAAGCGAGAAATTGCAGAAAGATTTCCAAATTTATATGACGAGCCAGACCCTCGCCATGTTAAAGCAGGAGTCAAAGACTTGATCGAGCCATATGGATGGTTCAATACTTTTGTAACGCTTGCCGGTGGAGATGTTTTGAAGATTAAGGAAGTAGCAAAGTTACCGTTGTACACAGCCTATGCGTTTTTGAGTTTACAAGCTGCAAAGAATGAGTTCGAACAAAATTTAATGAAGGAAAAATGACAATAACACAACTATCGAATCTGTTTAATCTTATCGTTCAGAACGATTCTGATTATAAGTTCTATCACTATGGATTTCCATCGGATATGAACATAAACATATCGAACAACTTCGACCCAACATCGGATACCGGAAGGCTTTATCCGTATGTTTTGTTATTGCCACCATTATTAGCGAGCAGAGCAATGGAAAGCAGCGCATCTGCAATCTTCGATACTTATACAGTTGAGTTTCTGATTACAGATACCTATGCTTATAACCAAGGACTTCTGACATACAAGATTGATACTACTATCGAAGTTGAGCAAAGTCTCCAGGTGCTTGCTAAAAAAATGATTCAGTATTTGTTAGACTATTCTGCGGTATCGTTTCCTCCGTTCAATGTTGGAGATTATCGAATTGAGTTCGACCCGTACCGATTCACCAATGACACCAGGAGCATCCGAGTACAGTTAGACTTAGTGTTCCCTGCAATCTGTACAGATGATACCTTAGACATATCCTTTTTACCTGTTGACCTGGAAGACATAGCCATTACCGATGAAGAGAATCAACAAACCTAAACAACGAACTTGCCCAAATATAAATGGAAAGCAACGACCTTCTTCAGAGATTAGCCAATGTGCTGATAAAAGAAATGCAGATGCAATTGAGAATTGCAAATCACATAATGACAGGAACATTGAGCGACAGCATCGAGAGCAGAATATTAAACACGATAGAAGGAAAAAAGATAGAGATTTGGATTGAACAGTATGGTATTGCATTGGACCAGGGAGTTCCGCCTGATAGGATTCCGTTCACAGAGCCATCGGGGAGAGGTGGAAGGAGTAAGTACATTGAAGGTCTTCAGAGATTTGCGCAGTTGAAGTTGGGAGTGACTGACAATAGAGAAAGTTTAAGCATAGCATTCGCAATTGCGAGAAAGCACAAGAAAGTCGGAATGCCTGTCAAAGGCCCGACAAAGTTTATAGATAAAACATTGGAAGCTACGGAAGATGAGATTCAGAAATTTGTGGAGGAATGGAGTGAGGCGGTGTTTATAGCAAAAATTGAAAGTATAATTGAAAACATAAGAGCATAATGACTGAAAAAACATTTAAACTAATTCTGTTAAGCAATGCAGATAGCGAGCAATTGACAAACGATTATCAAGATGCGATTGATGCGCAAGGTGGTGATCAAGTTGCTTTATCACTTGCTGTTTCTGCTTATGTATCGTTTATTATCCCTGCAAGTTTATTAACTGCTTACAATGCAGCAAACCAAGCTAAGAAAGAAGTAATGGCAAATTTATGCCAAGAGACTTTTGCAAGTGGAGAGGTGTTCGATACTTATTACGTAAACAGATACAACGAACTATACCCATAATGGCAGTTATAACAAGTCCAACGTATAACCCGGCATCGGCATACAGACCAATTGTATGGCAAGTAATGTACACTACTTTTCCACCTGACTATATCACGAATTGCAAGTTCACAATAATAATAGATGGTGGTACTACTCAGCTTGCAGTTGGTAGAGTTGCTCCTTATCTCGACACAGTAAGCTTAACTCCTCCTGCTGTTGAATATTACTTTTATGTTGATGTTCAGCAGTACATACAAAGGTATCTCACAAAGCGAAGTCGGAGATCGACCTTCGGGAACTTGAATGCCGATACAAGAGTAGAAAATACAGATAGCTTTTTGGAGTTTGAAGTTATATTCGAGTACGAGTACCGGAATGCTGCCAATGGCAAGATTGAAACATATCCGATACAAGATACATCTGGGTTCCAATATGCTTGTATTACAACAAGGCAAAACGGAGAAGATATGTCGCTTGATGACTTCTTAGGCGTTCCATTGGTTACAGGCCCTAAGCGATTCTTAACCAATAGTCCTGAAGCGAGAACGATTAAGGAGGATGAGAATATCTTCTTATCCTTTTTGTCGCAATGGAATCAGATAAGAATTGAGACATTTGATAGCACAGGCACGCTGATAAATACAGCATATCTTGCTACACTTGGCGGTCTTCCTGATGAGATGCACACGATTGGAGTTGGCAAGCCACAATTACAGGCCATACCGGCAGCAACATTTTTTAATAGTATTGCTCCTGACTTTACAAATTGCGCTTACTATACAATAACAGCAGGATTAGGTATTAACCTATTTACTGCAATGCTGTTCTTCGTAAACTCTGAAATTCATACCTATACTTTTGGAGATGCCTGCGGTAAACAAATTAGGTTGTACTGGACAAATGCCCTGGGTGGAGTTGATAATTACGACTTCAGTTATACCGAGCTTGGCATAGCAGTTACTGGAGAATTGTTTCAGAAGCCATTGAACTGGCCTCACACACAGGATGATTACGGCAGAGCAAAAACCAACATTCAAGCAAACAAAGCATACCAATGCAGTAAGCTGATGACAAATTCAGAGATGGTGTGGATTAAGGAATTATTTTACAGCGTTGAGGTTTATATGATAAACCCGAATGATAGCGGAGAATACTGGAGAGTATGGTTAGCAAATACTGAAATTTCAGAGAAAAGAAAGATAGGTTTATTCGAGGTTGATTTTACTGTAAATCTTTCTCAAGATATAATCACACACAGGATATGACATTAGATTACGCAGGATACAGCACGCTTGCAAGTACAACTTGGAATGCATCATCGGGAGACTTTTATGGCAATGCCATTACTCCTCAGTTTACCGAAAAGATAATATTTGGTGCTGTTACTGTTGGTGTAGGTTTCAAGACCATCGCTTGTGAGTACCAGGTTAAGGATTCGATTCTGATAGGATATCTGTATGTACCGGAAAGCTTGATCACAAAATTTGTGTTCAATGGTGCTGAGAAGATTAACAGCTCGTTCGATTTGACTGGTGGTATTCTTACAATTTTTTCAAAAGATGTAAACGTAAGTATGTCCTATGTATAGAAGGTTGACAATAGACAACGTAGTGGTAGATTTGCCACAGAGCGGATTGACTTATTCATTGGTTTATGAGGTGGATGATGAGGGTTTTGTTTCGGGTGCATATTCAAAGCGAAGCATTGAACTTCCAAGCACAGGAACAAACGATGCCTTATTTGAGAATTGGTATGCAGCAGGAAGTTATAACGAAGCAACAGCACCATTATTAAAGCCTTTCGTTTTTGAGGATGGTGGTGTTCAGATTCTTTCGGGGCAGGCGGAGTTGCAATCTGCTATTTTGATGTCTGACAGATACCGATTCAAAGCGAGAAATTACAAGGTTGACCTTTATGGTACCAATGCCGACTGGACTATTCGAATGAAGGACTTAAAAATTCGTGATTTGGACTTTACTCCTGCGGTATTAGATACTGCAACAGTATTGTCGGGATGGAATGCGACATATGATTCAGGCGATTACTTTGGTTTTACCCTTATTAAGTGGAAGGAGTGGAACATAGCAGGAGAAGTTGGCATTGATGAGTTTACTCCGTTTCTGTTTATCCGCTCGATTCTCGACAAGGCATTTGACACCATTGGTTACAATTTTACATCACAGTTTTTAGATACAGATATCTTCAAGCGAATGATTCTGCCGTTGCCGATGAGTGATCGATATCCTGAAGAGTTTAGTCAGGACTATATCAATGTCGAACTTGCGGAGCCTGGAACAAATGTATCGAGTACAAATATCACTTATGTATTCCCAAATTATGAACAGCCAAATTTAGCAACACCATACAATCCAACGACAGGATATTATACAGTTCCTTTTACAGGTTATTATCAGATTCAACTATCTGCTTCAGTAACAAGTACGATTGGAACTTGGGCAGCATTTTTTGCAGCGACAATAAATAACAATCCACTACCTGTACTTACTTCAATATTAGATTTAAGTCCAGGTACACCAGGATCAGGTAATGCATCAGGAAATGTTATATCTGAAGTTTTGTATTTAAATGCAGGCGATTTGATAAGTATGGTTCATATCATTGCGCCAAGTGATCCGAGTACAATCTATACTATCAATTTCAACATAATCGGAGAAGCGGATTATGCATTCGGTTCAATATTGCAGTTTAGATACTTAACAAAGAACTGGAAGGTACTTGATTTGATTAAGGGATTGCAGCATATGTTCAATCTAAGGTTCGAAGCAAATGTACAAGCAGGAACTCTTACAATTGAGCCTGCCGACCCATATCTGTACAGACAAGACAATGCTCCGACTACAGTAATTCAAACGCTTGAGCAAGGATTCTATTCAGTTCCAACGTTTGACAGCACCGATACATTAGATTTGGAAATAGATGCAGAGCTTATAAGTGCGAATGACATCGATGAGAATACAATATTCAGCTACATAACAGATTCTCCGAGCGAAGAAGCAGTTGAAAAAGATGAGCCATTAGGTATTTTCTCAGCTCAGTATGCATTGCCGCAGGATAGGTTCAACGAAAGAACAGAAACAAAAGAGAATCCATTCTTTGCTAAGACAGTACACACGAATGATAACAGCATTCAAGGTGCAACTGCCATAACATCTTTGCAGATACCTTTGATTTATCCGCAAGATTACTTTTTAGACCCTACAGCAACTGAGTTGGATGCCAATATCGAGCCACGAGTTCTTTATTTTGTTGGCTTTAGAGGACTATCGAAAGACAGCACTTTTAATTGTACCTTTACTCCTGGCTTTGACTTAGCTCCTCCGCTTAGTTTCATGGTAAACTATAACAATGCTGCGGATTTTTCTATAGGCTTTGGGAGAGAGTTCATCGAAGGACAGCAAGTGCCTGGACTATTCGAATCTTTTTGGATGCAGGAATATGCAAGAAAGCGAATTGGTAAACGATTGGAGGCTTATATGTTTTGGGATTTGCTTGCTATGAATAGTTTATCATTCAAAAACAAGCTTAAGATAGATGGTCTCGAATGGATTCTCCAAAAAATTGATGGTTACTCGGCACAAAGTGACAGCAGCACAAAAACGATACTTTTATTGGAACAGGGCCCGACAGATGACGACCTTGCCAACACAACATATAGCAATATTTTAGGAATCATAAATCCAGTTTAAAATAATGGCAAAAACAATAGCACTAAGTATTGAAATCGATGGCTTATCGGACTTAACCAAGCAAGTAGTAGGTTTAGAGCAGGAACTCAAAAACCTAAACACAGAGCTTAAAGGAGTTGAGGTCGGCAGCGATGAATACATCAAGCTTCGCAATCAGATTGCAGCGACTAAAGAAGAACTCAGCAAAACAAAAAAAGAGCAGAAGGATTTCTTAAAATCTGCGAGTGCAACTAAAGAAGCAGAGGGCAGTTACTACCAATTGAATCAGCAGTTAGTTGATTTAAGAAAGCAGTACAAAAGTTTATCTGCTGCGGAAAGAGATTCTGCTAAAGGTCAGGAGCTTAAAGATAAAATCAATCAACTTGACACAGAGCTAAAAAAGATTGATGCAAGTACCGGGCAGTTCCAAAGAAATGTTGGTAACTATCCGAAGACATTTGCGCTGATTAACCGATCACTAACAAGAGCGATACCGGGATTCGAGGCGTTCTCTGCGCAGTTAAAAGATGCAGAAGGAAACTTAAACGGATTTGGCAAAGCATTGATTGGTGGTTTTATTGCGTTTCAATCTGCGAAGCTAATTGGTCAGGCAATTAAAAGACTTGATCAATTTATATCTAAAATAAATGAAACAAAACAAACGGTTGCTGAATTTTCGGGTGCGTATGGTGAAGACTTGGATAACATCACGGCACAAACGACAGCACTTGCAGAAACGTTCGACACGGATGCGAAGACTATTTCGGAGGCAGCACAGAAGTTAGGTTCTTCTCTTGGTATTGGATTTGATGAAGCTCTTGGTAAATTAGAAGGTGCATTAGTTCAAGGACAAGGTAATGCAGATGATTATTTAAAAACAATTGCGGATTATCCTGAAGCATTTCAAGCAGCTACTGGTGGAGTTACTGAATTTTCTGAGCGCAATAAAGATTTGCTTAACACAAATAAAGAACTTGCAAAATCTCAAGTTGATGTAGCTAATCGTTTACAAGGCGTAAATGATACATTTAAACAAACAGGAAAGCAAATCGAAACAGGTTTATTTTTGGTATTTGCTAAATTGATTGATATTCTAAAACCAGTTTTTGGTGCATTCCAAAAGGTTGGTCAAGCAATAGGAAGTATTTTTGCAATTTTTCAAACAGGTAATAAGGAATTTAGTTTATTTAATACTATTTTAGAAGTAGTTACAGTCCCTTTAAAAGCATTAGCTTTTTTATTGGAATTAGCTGCAAATGGTATTTCTTATATGATAAACGGATTTAAAGATTTTATAAATCAAAGTCCTACTTTAAAAGCTGTTTTTAGTGTTATTGGTCAAATTGTGGGTTCTATTATTGAAGGATTTTCAAATTTACCAATAGTTTTTACAGCAAGCATTGAAGCCTTAAAGCAGTTAGTTAAAAATTTTGCGCTTTCTTTAGGAGAAATAAAACTTGGGTTAGATATTTTATATTATGAAGGATTAAAACTTGTCGGACAAAATACTCAGCCAATTATTGAAGTATTAAAAAAACAACAAAAAGATTTCCAAAAGCAATTTATGTCGGCAACTGAAGTCTTTAACAAGACTTATGATGAGGAGAAAAAAAAGGTAGAAGAAAAAAGAGCAAAAGATGCTCAACAGGCTGCAAATAAAATAAATAAAATAGATGTTGATGCATATAAAAAACAAATACAAAATTCTGAGGATGCTGAAAAAAAATTAAAAGAAGACCGAGAAAAATATGCCGAAGATGAGATTAAGGCAGCAAGAGATAGAGCTGCATTGCTTTTGGAATTACAGACAAGGCTCCAGGAAGAGACCATTAAGAACATAAAAAATAATCAAGAGCGTGAAATCAAAGAAGTTGAACT